GAAAAAGCCCATGATGATTATTGAAGGCTTCGCTGGTCTGCGTGAAAGCGAACCATTTATCACCACTGCTGAGAACAAGAAGAACACTAAGGTCGTGATCGACGATTGGATGCTTGGCCCTGAGAACCCTAGCAACGAGCGCGGCGCTAATCCCGAATACTGGGTTGCCTTGGGCGTAGCTATGCAAGTGGATGAGGCTGAGGCTCGTCGGCGCAGATGTTCTAACTGCGAGTATTACGACAACAGCACAATGACCCAAGCCAAGATGGAAAAGATTCCATTTAACGAGTGGGATGTTGACGCTGGATTCCGTGGTTACTGCCATAAGTTCGACTTCATTTGCCACGATCTTCGTTCGTGCCAAGCCCAAGAAGAACGAGAGTTTGAATTTGAAGATTGATTGTGTTATGGCTGGGCTACCGAGCGTTGACGAGCAGCCGGTAGCTCAGTAGCAGAAAGTCTACTATGCTTAAAAGCGGAACGCCTGAATACTGGTTGCGTCGAAACTTCGTTGAGGTTCTAGACTTGCCTGATGACGCCATTGAATGGCTCATTGACCTATGGCAAGTTGTCCAGCTTTTTGATGATATTGTTGATGGCGACAAGATTGATCGAGATGATGCTGATGCAGCTATCTGGGCTGCGCTAGTAGGATTGCCAGCTAATCCGTTTTATCAAGCCCATTTCACAGTTTTACTTCCACTTGTCAGCACTGCGATTCTAAAGTGGAAAGCATCTGACACCATTGAGCTATCCGGTAATGCCTGCGCTACCAGCTTTGTTTGGCGTGCTGGATATTATGATATTGTTCTTGCCACAGTGCAGTTGGTTCACGGCACACAGGCAGCAATGGAAATAGGTCACGTTGTGCTAAAGCTTTATGGCGAAAGCCTTGAGGAATATATGAAGGAAATGTCTAATGCCTGATCCAGTAACGGCGCTTGTTGTTGGCGGAACCTCTTTAGTCAGTAGTGCTGTCGGCTCTAAAGCGGCAAAAAGCGCTGGCCAGCTACAGTATGATGCTAGCCAAGCTGGTGTCGCTGAAACAAGGGCTGCTCGTGAAGAAATGCGAGCGCTGCTTGAGCCATATGTTGCTGCTGGTGGCCCTGCACTACAAGCTCAAATGGGTGCGTTAGGTCTTGCTGGCCCAGAAGCTCAACAAGCATATGTAGCGCAACAAGAGCAAAGCCCAATGTTTCAAGCCTTGGCGCGGCAGCAAGAGGAAGCTATTCTACAGAACGCTTCGGCAACCGGTGGCCTTCGTGGTGGCAATGTTCAGGGTGCATTAGCGCAATTCCGTCCTCAATTGTTGAATCAGTTTCTTGAACAACAGTATGGGCGCTTGGGTGGATTGACATCTCTTGGTCAGCAATCGGCTGCTGGCGTTGGAACTGCTGGTATGCAATCGGCTGGCTCTATTTCCGAGCTTTTGGCTCAAGGTGGAGCGGCACGGGCTGGCGCAAAACTAGGCTCTGCTAACGCTTGGCAGCAATCGCTATCGCTACCAGCACAGTTCGCTGGCTTGGCAATCGGCAGAGGATATTGAGATAAGCTATGGTACAGCCTTATGATTATACACTCAAAACTCCATCTCCTAGTGAGACCTTCTTTAAGTCCATACAATTAGGACAGCAACAACAGCAAGCTGAAGCCCAACGTGATATGGCAAGGCTAAAGCGTGACGAATTTGCATTGCAGAAGCAGTTTCAAGGTGATGTTGCGTCTTGGGTAAATAACCCAACTCCTGAAGGATTCCGTCAATTAACATCTAAATATCCCAGCGAGTTTACGGCGCTTGCTGGCGTACAAAAGGCTGTTGGTGATGTTGACCGTCCAGCTATTCGCAATGTGTCCGTCGATGCTTTGATGGCCCACAGAAACAATCAGCCAGAGCAAGTGCTGTCAATTTTAGATCAGCGCATTGAAGCAGCGCAAGACAATCCACAGCTTCAAAAAAGATTGCAAGATATGAAAAAAGGTTATCAATTATATAAGGATAATCCAAAGCTTCAAGAATCCGGAATTGTCACCGTGCTCGCTCAGGATGATGAAGGCGCAAAAATATATGACAAGGCATTCAAACAGACCGAGCCATATGAAAACGTGTCTGGAATTGGCATTGTTCTTAAATCAGACATTGATCGTGCTGTAGCGGAAGCTGAAAAAACCGGAAATCCAGATGTAAATGTAAAGCCAATTATTCCAGAGGCAGCAGTTTCTAAACTAAAGGCTGGCGCAGTTACACCTCAGAAGTTCGATAGCATTTTTGGCCCTGGCAGTGCTGCCAAAGTTATGGGGACTGGAGGTCAGACGGCGACTCCGTCTGGCAACTTTCAAGGGCAGTGACATTAATCCAATACAGGATTTAGGCGCATTAGGCTTTAATCCGACAAGTGGATTCAGAACGCAAAAGCATCAAGAGGCATTGGTTGCACAGGGATTAACAACAACAAAGTCTGGATCACACCCTAAAGGTGACGCGCTTGACTTTTTCCCACCAAAAGGAATGAAGATGTCTGAAGCGATTGCATTGGTGAAACGCACATACCCAGGCACTCGCGTTGCTGCTAGTAACAAAGGTGCATTGCACATAACGTTCCCTGGCTGGGGTAAAGCCCCTGATGTAAGTCGTTCTCGTGAAAGATATGGTGATTAATATGGCGACCCCTGATGATGCAGCATTTGAAAAAGAGTTCGGCAGCTACAAGCCTGCCGCAACTACCGTTCCTATTAGGACTATTCGCCCTATCATCGGAGGCGAATCGCCTGAGGCTGCTGCTGCCCGTCGTGCTGCGGAAAAGCGTGCTGTTGCCGGTGAAACACGAGAAGAAGAATCTGCTCGCCTTGCTCAGGAAGCAGCAGATCGCGCCGCTCGTGGCGAAAAGCGGGACATAGAAGAAAAAGGCTTTTCCCGAATTGGTTCATTGCGAACAGAATTTTTAGGAATTCCAGAAGTTAAGGAATTCCGTCAGGTTCAAAACGCCACCCGTCAAATTATTGATTTGACAAGCAAAGGCACGCCAATCGGAAACATTGGTTCGGTCTTTTCTTTGATGAAGATTCTAGATCCAGGCTCCACTGTTCGTGAGGGTGAAGCGGCGTCTGTACAAAATGCGGCTGGCGTTCCAGACCGTTTCCGCAACGCTTATAACCAGCTACTTTCTGGCGAGGGTTTGTCTGTTGCCCAGCGCACCGATATGGCTGACGTTGCGCGGTCTATCTACAACCAGAGGCTTCAGGGCTACAACTCTTTGGCGGAAACCTATCGTGGGTTGATGACAGATCAAGGCGCAGACCCTGACAAGCAAGGTATAGCTCTTGCCACACCTTACGAAATTAGCGCTGCTGCTGAAGCAACTGGCGGCGTTCCTGTGCTTAAAGTTGCAGAAGGTGACAGATTCTCCACTGATAAAGACATTGCTATTGCCAGCGAACTTCAGGGGATGTGGGCTGCTGGCAGAACACTCGATGAGGTTAATGCCAAGGCTATAGAGTTGACTGGTGGCAATCCTCTCAGCGCAGAAACCATTAAGGCATTAACCGAAGATACAGCCCGTCAGATTAGATTCACCCCTAATCGTTCAGGCATACGCGAACCATCTGCTCCTGGAATGGGAACTGCTGCTGGAGCGGCTGCAATTCGTGGATATACTAGCAATCTTGGGGAGGAAATTCTTTCTGGATTTTCACCAGAAGCTGCGGCAAAACTTCAGGCAGCTGGCGAGTACGGGATGGAGAATTATCCCATAACATCAATGCTTGCTGAAATACCAAGCAGTGTGTTTTCACCACTAAACAAGGTTACAAAGTTTATTCCTGGTGGCCCAGTAGTACGAGATATTTTTGAAGGTGTCACTTATGGTGCCGGTGAAGGGCGACCTGACGCTAGTGCTTTAGAGCGTGCAAAGACTGCTGCTGCTGGCGGCATATTGCAATCAGGATTTGGTGCTGCCGCTCGACGCTTTATGCCAGGTGGCGCAACACCAGAAGGTGCTGGCATTCCTGAAGGCGAGTTTGTTAATGTCACAGGCGAAGTTCCTGCTGGAATGGCTCCTGAAATTCCTATGGGTGCAGCGCCAGCGCCATCAACCGTATCTACTGGTGCGCCTGCTGGTATGGCTACACCTACTGCTGGAATGGCCCCGCCAATCGCTGGCGAAGCGGCGGCAGATGTAGCTACTGAAATTGGTCGTGATGAAATAACTGCCATTGCTCGCAGGGCTGTTAGTCGTGGCCCTGGAGCGTCAAAGGCTCGCGCTGAACTTGCTGAACTAGCAAAGATTGATCCTGAGGCACAGGCTGCGGCTGATCGCCTCGGTATTGAATTGCCTGTTGATGTTCTTGGCCAAAACGCACAGCTACAAAGGCTCACAGGTTTAGAACGCGCCCAGATAG